GCAAAGAGAAGAAAGTCTTTCTGTGCTAGAATGAAAGGCATGAAGAAGAGACTAACATCTGCTAAGACTGCAAGAGATCCAGATAGCAGAATCAATAAGTCATTAAGAAAGTGGAATTGCTGATTAGTTTATGTCTGATAATGTATATCTTGGTAATCCTAATCTAAAGAAAGCTAATACTGCTATTGAATTTTCTCAAGAGCAGATATTAGAATATGTTAAATGTAAAAATAATCCAGTCTATTTTTCACAAAATTATGTGAAAATTGTGAGTCTGGACGAAGGTCTTGTTCCTTTCAGACCATATGACTTCCAAGAAAAACTAATTAATAATTTTCATGAAAATAGATTTAACATCTGTAAAATGCCCAGACAAACTGGCAAAAGCACTACAGTTGTGTCTTATCTGCTTCATTATGCTGTCTTCAACGACTCTGTTAACATTGGCATACTCGCTAACAAAGCAGCAACTGCTAGAGAACTTCTAGGAAGATTACAAACTGCATATGAGAATCTACCAAAGTGGATGCAGCAGGGTATCATATCATGGAATAAGGGATCTCTTGAATTAGAAAATGGCAGTAAGATATTAGCAGCATCTACATCTGCAAGTGCTGTTAGAGGTATGTCTTTTAATATCCTTTTCCTTGATGAGTTTGCCTTTGTCCCTAATCACATTGCTGACTCTTTCTTTGCATCTGTTTATCCTACTATTACCTCTGGCAAAAACACAAAGGTCATCATAGTCTCAACGCCTCATGGCATGAACCACTTCTACAGAATGTGGCATGATGCTGAGAATAGCACCAATGAATATGTCCCTACTGATGTTCACTGGTCAGAGGTTCCAGGAAGAGATGAGAAGTGGAAGAAACAAACTATTGCCAACACCTCAGAAGCACAGTTTAAGATTGAGTTTGAGTGTGAGTTCTTAGGATCTATTGACACTCTTGTTGCTCCAAGCAAACTTAAGACTCTTGTCTATGAAAATCCTCAGCAATCAAATGCAGGACTTGATGTATATGAACAAGTAAAAGAAGGTTGTGATTATGCTATCACAGTTGATGTGGCAAGGGGTGTTGGAGAAGATTACTCAGCATTTATAGTTGTTGATATCACTCAGTTTCCTCACAGAGTTGTAGCAAAATACAGGAACAATGACATCAAACCAATGTTGTTCCCAAATATCATTTATCAGATTGCTAAACAATATAATGAGGCTTTTATATTATGTGAAGTAAATGATATTGGTGACCAGGTCGCTAGTATTCTACAGTATGATCTTGAGTATCAAAATCTTCTCATGTGTTCTATGAGAGGTAGGGCAGGTCAGATTGTTGGACAAGGATTTTCTGGCAGCAAGACACAACTAGGTGTCAAGATGTCTAAAACTGTCAAAAAAGTTGGATCACTTAACCTAAAAACATTAATAGAAGAAGAAAAACTTATATTCAATGATTATGAAATCATATCTGAGTTGACAACATTTGTTTCAAAACATAATTCATTTGAGGCTGAGGAGGGATGTAATGATGACCTAGCAATGTGTCTTGTAATCTATGCATGGTTGGTAGCACAAGATTACTTCAAAGAATTGACAGATCAAGATGTCAGAAAAAGATTGTATGAAGAACAGAAAAATCAAATAGAACAGGACATGGCACCATTTGGATTCATAGATGATGGACTTGATACTACAAGTTTTGTGGATAAAGAAGGTGACAGGTGGTACACTGATGAGTATGGCGATATGTCACACATGTGGGATTATAGATGATGGATATTGATGGTCAACTAAAATTAGGTCATTTACTTCTTAATGATAGAAAGTGTAGAACATGTGGGGAAATTAAAAATTTAGTGGATGGATTTTACAGAACAAGAAAAAACAGAGGTGCTGTGCCATCTTCATATTCATACGAATGTAAGGAGTGTACGATTAAAAGAATTACTGAGAAAAGGAAAGAAAATTATAATCCAGTTCCTAGGATAAAAGACGTATATCCTGACTGGTAGGTAGTTCACTCCATGTTTCCCCACTCAAAGTGCCATAATTTCTAAATAATTTTAGTAAAATTGAGAACTAAGGAGAAGAACATGGCAACTCCTCAATTGTCTCCTGGCGTACTAGTCAGAGAGCTTGACCTAACTGTAGGAAGAGTTGAAAATGTTGTCGATACTACTGGTGCTCTTGCTGGACCTTTTAGATTAGGTCCTGTAGAAGAACCAATTAGAATTACAAGTCAACAGCAGTATATTGATACTTTTGGAAAACCAATCTCTACTGATAGACAGTATGAGTATTGGATGGTTGGATCAGAATTCCTGTCATATGGTGGTGTTCTTTCAGTAACAAGAGTTGATGGAACAACACTGAATAATGCCAATGCTGGAACAGATGAAGCATCTTCTTCTTCTCTGAAGATCAAGAACTTTGATGACTATGAGGCTTCATACTCAGAATCAACTGAGTACTACTATGCTGCCAGAAATCCTGGTGCATGGGGAAATGGAATCAAAGTCTGTCAAATTGATGCTCAGGCAGACCAAAGACTGACTCTTAATACTGCTAATCCTGCTGGTGCTGGTGTCACTGTTGGTTATGGTGTAACCATGGCCATCAATACATCCATCCCTGGAACTGGTACAACTTCTGTTTTCACAGGATATCTGAAAGGAATTATTACTGGAGTAACAACAGTCACTGATGGTGGTAGTACAATTGATGTTAAAGTTATTTCAAGAGTTCATCAATCAGGAGCTGGCACAACTGTCACCAATGTGGACTATGAACCAAATAATCTTGGTGCATCATTCCCGTCAACAGGAACAATCAGCATTGTAAATACAGGAACAGATGCTGCACCAATTGCTTCTGCCACAACTTCTGTAACTGCTCAGGTTGATTGGTATGATCAACAAACACTTGGATTAACAAATTCAACTGTTCTGTGGAAGAGCATTGCTCCAAGACCAAGAACAAGTAACTATGCTGCCACCAGAGGTGGAAGATTTGATACTCTTAATATTGCTATTGTTGATGACAATGGTGGTATTACAGGTTCTGAGGGTAATATACTTGAAAAGTATAATGGTGTATCTAAGGCAGCAGATGCCACATTTGATGCTGCAAATCCAGTGAGATCATACTATAAGAAGTACATCTCCAACAGTTCATCATATATTTTTGTAGGAGACAATCCTTCCACTGATGCTGACACATCACATGGGACAGTTCCAACACCACTTGGTTTCTCTACCAATTACACTGCAAATACACTAGGTGCTGGTGTGTGGGGACAAAATGCTGCATCAACAGTATTCACTGGTCTTGGTGCTGTGACATACACAATGGCAGGTGGTGTAGATTATTCTGCCAGTGGTGGAATGAGTGCAACTCTTGGAAATCTTAAGACTGCATATGAGTTATACAGCAATAAGGATGATGAATCAGTTGATTTCCTCTTGATGGGTCCTAGCTGCAGCAGTGAACTTGAGTCACAAGCAAAAGCAAATCTATTGATTTCTCTTGCTAATTCAAGGAAGGATTGTCTTGCTGTTATTTCACCACACAGAGCAAATGTTGTTAATGTCACTAACAGCACAACACAAACAACCAATGTTGTAAGATTCTTCTCTGCTCTTACTTCCTCATCATTTGCAGTGTTTGATTCTGGATATAAGTATGTCTATGACAGATTCAATGATGAGTTCAGATATCTACCATGTAATGGTGATGTTGCTGGACTCATGGTAAGAACAGGAATCAATGCATTCCCTTGGTTCTCACCTGCTGGAGCACAAAGAGGTGCTCTGAACAATGCTGTCAAACTTGCATACAATCCTAACAAGGATCAAAGAGATACACTCTATTCTGCAAGAATTAATCCTATTGTAAGTCAGGGTTCTGGTCCTATACTCTTTGGAGATAAGACTGGTCTTTCATATGCTTCTGCTTTTGACAGAATCAATGTTAGAAGACTCTTCATTGCTGTAGAAACAGCACTTGAGAGTGCAGCTCAATCTCAACTTTTTGAAATCAATGATAGTGACACAAGAGACAACTTTGTCAATATTGTAACTCCATTCCTGAGAGATATTCAGGCAAATAGAGGAATTGAAAACTTCAAGGTCATTTGTGATCCTAGCAATAACACACCTGATGTTATTGATAATAATGAGTTTAGAGCTGACATCTTTATTCAACCCACTAGGTCAATCAACTACATTTCCCTGACCTTTGTTGCTACAAGATCAGGAATCACTTTTAGTGAATCTGTTTGATTAAACTAACACCAACAAAGGAGATTATTAAAAATGTCTAAGAATACTAAAACAATTTCTGAGTTTAAGACTAAACTCGCTGGAGGGGGTGCAAGACCCAATCTATTTGAAGTAAAAATGCCTAACTTCCCTGCAGGGATTATTGATCAGTATCAAAATACACCATGGGGTAAGAATGAACAGGAAGATTTTGCATTCATGTGTAAGGCAGCTCAGTTGCCTGCATCCAATACATCATCTATTCCTGTTCCATTCAGAGGCAGAATTCTAAAAGTTGCTGGAGACAGAACATTTGATGACTGGACTGTAACCATCATCAATGATGAAGACTTCAGATTGAGAACTGCTTTTGAAAAGTGGGCTAATGGTATCAGCAAACTTGATGATGGAACAGGCATCGCTAATCCTACATCTTACATGGCAAATGCTATTGTAAGACAACTTGGTAGAGGTAATGCTCTGGAAAATACCAACAACAGAAAAGGCAAAGGCAACAAGAGTGTTGTCTTAAAAACATATACATTTATTGATATGTTCCCAACTGAAATTTCAACAATTGATCTGAGTTATGATTCTACAGATACAATTGAAGAGTTTACTGTAACATTTGCTCTTCAATACTATCTTGTTGGATATCAGGCAGATGGTGTATCAGTACATGAATCTGCTAATCTGATGGATCAAGCTGGTAATGTTCCAGCAACACTTTCAACCAATGATTTTGTTGAGAGCACAGATGCTTGATAAATACTAGGAGCACAGACTCCTAGTATTGTAATAATGGCAAGATTATTTGGATTCTCTATTGATGATTCAGAGAAGACACCACCCAGTGTTGTATCGCCAGTTCCACCTAATAATCAGGATGGTTCTGAGCACTACGTCAGCACTGGGTTTTTTGGTTCGTATGTAGATATTGAGGGAGTATATAAAACAGAATCAGATCTTATTAGAAGATATAGATCAATGGCTCTTTATCCAGAATGTGATAGTGCTATTGAAGATATTGTAAATGAAGCAATTGTGTCAGATACAGATGATAGTCCTGTAACAATTGAACTCTCTAATCTGAATGCAAGTGATGGTATTAAAAAGAAGATAAGAGAAGAATTCAAGTATGTTTGTGAATTACTTGATTTTGATAAAAAAGCACATGAGATATTCAGAAACTGGTATATTGATGGGAGACTTTACTACAACAAAGTTATTGATCTCAAGAAACCTGAAGAGGGAATTCAGGAACTAAGATATATTGATTCTTCAAAGATGAAATATGTCAGAAAGATTAGAAAAAATAAAGATAAACTACAAGTAGTACAGAGACCTGGTGCTGAGACAGATCCAGATACATACAAGTTTCCTGAAATAGATGAATTTTTTATCTATACTCCACAGAGTAACACTGGTGGGGCAGGTAATTCTTATGGTGGTGGTGGCGTGAAAGGTGTAAAGATGACACGTGATTCAGTTACCTATTGCACCTCAGGTTTAGTTGACAGAAATAAAGGTGCCACATTATCTTGGTTGCACAAATCTATCAAACCTCTTAATCAGTTAATGATGATTGAGGACTCACTTGTCATCTACAGGTTATCAAGAGCACCTGAAAGAAGAATCTTCTATATTGATGTTGGCAATCTTCCTAAAGTAAAAGCAGAACAATATCTGCGTGATGTGATGATGCGTTATAGAAACAAACTTGTCTATGATGCAAACACTGGTGAAGTCAGAGATGACAAAAAGTTCATGTCAATGATGGAAGATTTCTGGCTTCCAAGAAGAGAGGGTGGCAGAGGAACTGAGATCACAACTCTACCTGGTGGTCAGAATCTTGGTGAAATCACTGACATTAATTACTTTCAAAAGAAACTTTACAGATCACTGAATGTTCCTGAAACAAGACTGCAGGGAGAAGGTGGATTTAGTCTTGGTAGATCATCTGAGATCCTAAGAGATGAAATTAAATTCAGTAAGTTTGTAGGAAGACTCAGAAAGAGATTCTCACATCTTTTTGATGATATTCTTAAGACACAATTAGTACTCAAAAATATCATTACACCAGAAGATTGGGATTTAATGTCAGATCATATTCAGTATGATTTCCTATATGATAATCATTTTGCAGAACTTAAGGATGCAGAACTATTGACTGAAAGATTAAATCTTGCTGCCACTGCTGAACCATATATTGGTAAGTATTATTCTAAAGATTATGTAAGAAGGAAGATCCTTCGCCAAACTGACACTGAGATACTGGAGCAAGATCAAATTATTGATGCAGAAATAAAAGCAGGTGTAATTCCAGATCCTTTTGCACCAGTTGATCCTGCCACTGGTCAACCGTTAGATACTGCAACTGGTGCTATTGATCAACCACCAAATATGCCAGCATCACCAAAATCACCAGAGGCATCTGGAGATGAAATTGAAACACCCTCTGGTGGTGAGATATAAATACATTTTAGTAACCAAGTAAACACTTTTTGGAACATGGAAAAATTAATTGATTTACTAGTCCAAGATGAATCACCATCACAAATTAGTGATGCAATTAAAGACATGCTTTTTGCTAAATCAGCAGAGAGAATTGAAGCATCTAGACCAGATATAGCAGCATCACTGTTTGGTGATTCAGAGGATGAGTATGATGAAGAGGAAGTTGAATCAGAATCAGAGGTAGAAGAAGAGCAATAATTACTAAATAAGTAATATAGACAATGTCAATCAGGAATAATGAGCGCCCTTAATCCAGTTGGAGTTAATACTATTCTAAATGGTCCTGGCGTTGGTAGAACGTCATCACCAATCCCACATCAAAGTGACACCATTAGAGTAGTTGCTAAAACTGATGGAGTTCATATTGCTTTTGGAGCAAATCCTACAGCAACTGACTTGAATTTTTATGTGGGAACAACAGGAGCAGAGGAGATTTCCATTGGACGTCCCTCTTCACAAAGAGTTGTTGGTGTGACCACTGGCACAGCAACAATTATTGATTTCCCTGAAGGAACAGGATCACCATTTGGTGTTGGTGATGCAGTTACTTTAACTGCACCTGGTCAGACAAATTTTAATTTTACACACAAACTTGTCACTGCAGTTGATAGTTCTTCTGGACCATCAGGTTATTTCAGTGAAAGAA